GCTCCAACTGCTAGAGCATCAAATACTACGCTATCACCTGCATCTGCCACTACTTCCAACAAGTATTTCCACTTGTTATCATTGAGTACATAATCTACTGCGATTCCGCCTAGTTTTGCTAATTTGGAGATCCATCCATCAGCAGGGTCCGTTATGGGTTGTAACTCCAATGATGTTGTATTATCATTGGCATACCCTGTTTGCTCAAATTGTAAGAGCCCAGTGAATGGTTCATTAAAAGTGATGGCAGTTTGACCTTGCTTATTATCTGCTGTTGCAAAGTTAACTGTGCTACCTCGAATTAGGGCATTTGGGTTGTCTGACTTAAGGGCACCCAACAAATTGTTATAATTTGCTGCAACTAAATTTGATTCAGCTGTGTCTGGTTCCGATTTGTGAAACGCTGGAACCATAAGGGTGATATCATAAGTAACCCATATCTCACCATATGACTTGTTGGTCACATTTTCAAGTGAGTAATCTGGTACATCGGTTAATGCTACGAAGACCGTACCAACGTCGTAGAGTTTTAAATTTTGAGTGAATCCTGATCGCAAAGTATGTCTCACAAATAAATGATCATCATAGCTTAACTCTTTTCGACTCAAAGGCATGGTTGATTTCATCCAAACTGCTGAACGAGTAGCACCTAAACTGTTGAGCATGGTGCTCTTAGATAGAGGTGGCTCGTCAGCGGGATCATAATCTACCTGCATTATTACAGCTCCACTTTCCAGTGTGCTAACGAATGGTTCATACGAAATTGTCATACTGTTCACACAATAACGTTCGTATCCATTAGCAATTTTAGACAACCATGGGAACATTTCTGTATCTCCTGCGTTGATACCAAGCTCCAAAACTCCATTTTCAAATGTATAATCTGAAGTTATATTCTTGATGAATTCACGGTGTCTAACTCGTGTTGATCCAGCTCCTGCTGGTGTTGTCTGCGGTTTACCCCCAGACGTTCTCAACCCTGTTGATGTTGGTGCATTAACTCGTTGAGATCTATTATTATTTCTTTTCCTGTTTTTATTTCTATTATTATTATTAGTAAGGTAATAATTTAACATGCAAAAGATACCTTAATCTTTCGCGCGCGATTACCCACAAGCTCAAACCTATTAACACTATTAGTGTCTTAAGGCGGCACTTGGGCTTGCCTCCTGTGCTAAATAGCACTCCGCCTCTCGTACCAGGCGTTTTGTAGAAGCTAAGGGTACATTGCTTCTTCTAATCCGTAATCGCTGGTACCGGGACAATTATGTCCATATGCGCGCTACCTCGTAAGGTCCAAACGTCTTCCTTCTGGCCATGTTTTCTCTCTTCACGGTGGGTTGCCGGGTTTTCCAATGCTCCCAGTTTTCCTTCTGGGGGACTACTAAGCCGTCTCTGGCTCCTTTTTCTCTTGGTTTTGCCCAAGTGTCGTTGAGTTCACGACAAACGCTTACATTTTTGCTCTGGTTCAACTAAATACTGAACAGAATCAATGTTTCTTTCCGGATCAATTATAGGTTTCGACCACAAAGGGTCGGGTAAGCTCTGGTAGTAATTTTCAACCAGTTTTTGCTCTGACGGTGTAATGTCATGAGCAAAGTAAAAGCTTATCCTCTCCTTCATAGTCGGTTCCCGTTGCTTATAGGTCATACCTTCTATCAGCTCCTGGCGATACTTATAGTAATAATCGCCCATACGAGGAGTCCATGGTGTGGCTCCTCTGCCCATCCAGGTATAAAATTGTTGGAAAATGGGTGTTCCGCCTGACATGGCTAAACCACATCCTGCTATCGCTCCCAACTGTTTACGATATACTTTCTTGGATCCCAACATTTTCGCTGAGATCACATCGCTATACAATCTTTTGCTGGGGCGCGGTGTTAACACGTATCCCAAATCCTCATTAAATACCGGACGAGCCTGACAAAATTCAACCTCCTCAAGTGTGTGATACACTCCGTCGAATTCCATAGTAATACCCATCCGCAAAAACCATTCCTTCAATCCACTGGTGAACGCTTTCAAGCGCCTTTTCTCCATAATGATGACACAGTCGTCGCCATCATTTAAGAGGGAAATCTTGCCCAACATATTCTTATCTTCAAAATATGAATACATTAGACTACACATGATAATAACATTTCCTAAACTGGTGTTCATATCGCCTGACATACGGCATCCATTTACCTTATACTGTAATATGCCATCAATACCCACGTACACACCTTTATTCTTGAGCTGGGCTGAGAGTAAAGTATTTAAGTTGGGAAGGTCAACCTCTTCGCCTGTCGACCACATTCTGTATATGTTGTGTTCATGTTCTAACAACAACTTATTAATGTGCTGGTCAAACCGTGATGCATCCAGTCCTACTGCAACTGGATCCACGTATCTATCCCACATCCCCTTAATCTCTTCACCTCGCTCATTCATGTTCATTCCTTTAGCAACTGTCTTTTGCTCACCTGTTCCGTCAAATATCTTGTTAATCGCCTCAAAAATTTGATGTTCAATTGGTTTTAGATACCTACCCAAACAGACATTGAAACGTGGACTTCGTGGCTGTATCGCCCGTGGTGCCCCGTCTGGCTTTAAGTAATCATCCTTTGTGAATACTTTCACGCGTTTATCACGTGCTTGAAGTAGGTTAAACTCCAAACTTTCAACCGATTGTTCGTAAATTTTACGTTTTGCCCCACCGTAACACTCTAAGAACTCTTGGTTCGTGTACGGGCTGACTAATCCGTTAATCCTTGAACATCTCTCCATTTCTCGGTTGAAATGTGAAAACTTGTCCTGTACATAGCTCCTGGCCAGAGCCATAGGATTACCTTGCGCTTTTATAGAACTGTGGCTCCATGGTTTTGGAGCGCGCTGGAATCCCCCCTGTCCATCCTTGACGAAAAATACGCGTTCAAGGACAGCATGGGATACTGTATCAATGTCGTTATTGGGAATGTCCCAATCGGGGCCATTACCTCCATTTA